TCAACGCCGGTCCAACGCGATCACCGCCTGGCAGCTCCTGAGCTGGTCGTCGGCGTCGCGTCCGATTCGAACAAGCGCTGCCGCAACCTCTGCTCGTAGTTGGGCGCCCGCATCACGTTCGCGGGCGCTGGCGGTGGCGTCGGACAAGCGACCGGTATGACAGGCGGCGAGGTCGTTGCGCAACCGGAGACTGCCAGCACGCAGGCCAGCAACCACCTCTGTTTCCACTTCGGCCGCACGCTCTCGATCTTGTTCATGCTGTTCTCCCAGCGAGGCCATCGCCCCGGTCTGTACCGCCTGCCGTTCGCGCGCTGCGCGCTCGGCCTGCATTGCCTCGGCATGCTGCAGCGACGCAACCTCTGCCTTTGCGGCATCGCTGCGATCGCCACGCCAGCCCCAGCCTGCCGCGAACATCACCGACGACCACAGCACCAGCAGCGCAATCGCGATCAATGTGCGTGGCATCCCTCACTGCTCCGCCAGGCAGCGGGCATGACGCTGTTGCTGCCGTTGCCATACGCCCCAACACACCTTGTTGGGCTGTCCGTTGACCCGGGTCGAGCAGTCGTAGCCCCCTGCCCGCTTCCACAGCAGCAGCGCATCGCACGCTTGGCGGTACTCACCTCGCAGGAGATGCCGGCGCGTGGATGATCCATTCCAGTTGCCGATCCCATACTGGTAAAGGAAGTCGACATAGGTGTCGTACTCACCCTGGGTCAGCGCGACACCCGGCAACGATGCGCGGAACTGCGATTCCTCGCGCGCCAGGTGCGCTTCCACGGTGCGCAGCGCACGGACGGGCGTAGTCCGGTCTCCGAGCCGGACCGGCGTGCCATCCTCGCGCCGGGTCGAGCCAAAACCATAGGTGGGCCGATCATTGCGGGTCGGCACCACCGCCGCGTCGGTATAGCCCTCATGCTCGACAATGGCGATCAGGCCTGCGGCACTGAGGACCAGCGCGGCAACCAGGCGGCGCATCGGCAACGCTGTGGGCGGCGTACTCATTCGCGTCCCTTCCGCCGCCACTCGCGCAGCCAGCGCCAGCACAGGTAAGCGATCTGTGCGGCGAGATAGATGATGGTCAGGACTACCACCAGGCGGTCCAGGGTGATGCCGGCGGCAAGTGCACCGGCAACGGTTACCGGCGGAGCCGATTTGGCCGCCGCTGCGCCCACTGCGCTGAAGATTTCTTCTTTCATGGAAAGTCCAGGATTTGATGCTGGCCACGACGTACCGAGGTGGCCGGGAGAGGTGCCCGCCTCGCTGCCGGCTGGGCGCGAGGGTTCATCCGGTCGGGAGACGGGCGAAAGTTGAGCCCACCGCTCATGCGGCCTGGGCGATGCCTTCCATCCAGCCGCGCACGCGCTGGAAGCCCAGCTCGACCAGGTTCAGGTAATGCCGGTTGGAGACCGGTCGCTGCCCGCAGTTGGCGAGCAGCAGATTGGCGGTCTCGAAGCGCTCGACCTTGCGACGGCCGCGACCGCAGTAGTAGCCACGCAGTGCGCAGGCCATCGCCACGTTGTCACGGGCAACTGCGGTGATGATGTCTTCGATCTGCTGCGCCAGCAGGTCCGTCTCCAGTGGCTTGTACCCTTGCGCACGGCCGGGCATGTCGCCGCCATGCTCGATCAATACGGCCAGCAGGTTGCGCGATTGGAAGCCCAGGTATTCGCAGTCGCGATGCAGGGCGTATTCCCCGCCCCAGTGCTCCAGACGGTTGCGGACGTATTCGCCGAACGTATCAAGCTGCATGGTGGGCTTCTCCCTGGATGGACGACGGACCCGGCGCGAACACATCCGGGCGCAGGAATTCACGACGGACCGCACCGGCCGTGGCCAGCTCGATGCGTCGGCACAGACGGGCGCCAGGCAACTTGTGGCCGCGGGCGATCATGTAGAGGGTCCGCAGCGCACAGCCGGTCTGGTGGGCCAGACGGCGCATCACGGGGCAACTGGGGGTGCCGTAGCCCCCTTGAGAGATGGCGTAGTCGATGAGGTTCATGGCCCCACATTACCGCCCCGGTAATGCCAAGTCAATACCGTTTTGGTCATTTGCTGGATTGGTAATGCAGAGCACCATTTGCAGATGGACGCCAGTACCGCCCGCACCCTCAACATGCGCCTCCGCGTTGCCGCTGCCGGCGGCCCGGCCGAATGGGCCCGCCTGTTCGGCGGCACCCGCTGGGCGCAGCCCCAGGTCAGCCAGTGGATTTCGGAGAGCAACCCGAAGAGCATCGGCCATCGTCTGGCACGCGATCTCGAGTCGGCAATGCAACTCCCGCACGGCACGCTTGATCGTGCCGATCAGGACGTTGAGATGTCGCTTCAGTCTCAATCTACGGGACTGGATTTCGAGAAGATGAGCGCTGCGGTCAAGGTGCTTTCGCACTACCTGGAGCTGGTCGGCGATCCACCGGAATGGATCTACGACCCCGTGCTGCTGGAGACCGCATTCATGGTCGTGGACGAGTTCGGTCAGCCTTCGGCCCCGGACAATGTGCTCGACCTGACGAAGCTTCTGGCAAAACGGATCAGGGAGGCGAAGGATGACTCACACGCGACTCGAGGAGCTCGCACAGCGGTTGGCCGCTAGGACCCAGGAACTGCGCGGCGGTCGCAACCCGACACCTGCCTTGCGGGTGGTGGCCGGTGAGGCACATGCAGCCCCGGGAGAACGGCGGATGGACGCCATCATGCGCGAGTGGCATTGCCGCATGATCCGCAACGTACGCCGGCGCTGGGGGGAGCCGATGCAGCATGTGATCGACCAGGCCTGTTGCGGGGTGGTGGACATCGACCAGCTCGCCGACGATGCGCTGATCCAGCTGCACAAGGATATGGAACGCGCCGAGGAGTGCATCCGCGAGGGGATTTCCTTCCACGATGCGGGGCTTCTACGCGCGCACTACGGTTGAAAGAGACCTGGCCGGTCGATTCTGACCGGCCAAAACCGCACGATCCATTACTTTTTATTCCCGAATTAATTACCTTAAGGGTAATTAATTGGTGTTGCTGGAAGATTTCCTGCGCCGGCGTCGCGGCATGCCGACCGTGGCTGCACGCGGGCAACAAAAAAGCGCCTCTCGGCGCTTTCTGGGTTGCCCGGCAGGTGATGCCGGCGCTGTCTGCGATGGTGGGCCGTGATGGATTCGAACCATCGACCAAAAGATTAAAAGTCTGACGAAGAACCATTGCGGCACGAGGCTTTCGCCATGATTCCCGCTCCGCAACACCATCTGCAACTGCGCCCTGAAACCCTTGTGTAGCTTGGCGCCGTTTCTCGTTGCGGAGCGGAGATTGGGGGCTACCCCATCCATCCAAACGGCGGCTTCAGGCTGCCCCTCAGCAGGCGGTTCCTCGCGATCGCGTCCCGGTACTCGCTGATCTTGGCCACGTCCTCGCGCAGACGGGCCTCGTGCCTGGCCACCCACAGTTCAGCGCCGGCCCGGCCCTGCTCATAGCTGCTGCACCAACGGAACGGCCCGCCCGGGCCATGCCGATGCCGATCCAGGGAGGCTATCCAGATGCCGTCGTTGACCCGCTGGGCCATGGCAACAACCCACACCCCTTCGCAGGCAATGACCGTCAACGGGTCTTCTGTCCGGCCGGCAGTGAGTGTTGTCCAGTAGAAGTCGGCGGGCAAAGACATGGCGGAAGGATACGGCCGGCGGTCGCAAAGGCTGCGACAAGGGATCGTTCACCGGCTGAACCGTTCGGCGAGGCAATTGTTAAGCGCTGCATCGCCGATTTGACGAAATCGTCAATTTGCCCGATTCGCGGAGCCGAGCCTTGGCCCAGCTCTATCCGGCATCCTTCAGTGCTGACGCGACTCAGGCCTGCAGCAGATGTCGCGCCCGGTCCAAGAAGTAGTCGCGGACGTGAGGGTCATGGATCTTGTCAGCAGCGTGAAAACTGGCATCTGCCAACCGGCCGCCGTTAGCGACCATGCTTGCCAGGAACTCGTCAGCGATTTCGCGACTGTGGATTTCGCACTTCTCGATCATCTGAATGCTCCGTTGTTGGGAGCCCAGAACGTAGACCTGGCGGTCTCGCGAGTCAACGAAAAGTGGATGTTTTATCTATATTTTTCAATCACTTGTAACGGCACCATGCCAACAGTGTTACGCGCACAGGACGAGACCGTAACGCCGGCGCCGGAGGCTATACACGCTTTGAGCACGACAAGCCGGGCTACGCTCCGGCCATGTGCGGCCGATTCGTCCAGCTCCCTGTTGTCGACTTTGGCCAGCCGGGCCTGGCTGACCTTGCCCCTGGCCTGGCCGAGATACAGCCCAGCTACAACCTGGCACCGACGCAGCGCGCATCGGTGATCCTGGACCGCGGCGAAGGCCGGCAGGTCACCCGGCTGGCGTGGGGCCTGCTGCCGTTCTGGGCGAAGGCCAAGGGCCTGCAGGGCTCGACCATCAACGCCCGGATCGAGACGGTGGCCACCAAACCGGCCTTCCGATCGGCGTTCAAGAAGCGCCGGTGCGTGATCCCCATGGCCGGCTACTACGAGTGGTCGGTCAGCCCGATCGACGAGAAGAAGCACCCGTGGTTCATCCACGCCACCGGGCCGCTGCTGGCCGCCGGCCTGTGGGAGGACACCAGCCCTCTCCTGCCCGACGGCAACCTCGGCACCTTCACCATCATCACCGGCGACAGCAGCGGCGTATCGGCCGACATCCACGACCGCATGCCGGTGTGGCTCCAGGTCGGCCAGATCGATGAGTGGATGGCCGCCAGCCCGGACGATGCCATGGCCATGCTGCTGGCCAGCGAGACGCCGGCCATGGAGGCCTACCGTGTCAGCCGCGCGGTGAACACGCCTCGGAACAACCGCGAGGACCTGCTGCAGCCGGTGGCTTGAGCCCTTGCGGCGCTGCTGCACTGCGCCGGGGCGGACGATTGCGGATGGCGTAGACTTCGCCCGTGGAGCTGGCACACAAGGACTTCGTATGACCGACCGCCTGAACGTGACATTTGATCTCCGGTTCCTGCCGGAAACTGCAGAACGCCTGTCAGGGGCGGAGGTGTCGCTGCCGGGCCTCCTGCCCGTTGATGGCTTAACCCCAGGCCCGGGCGACCTCGTAGATCTGGCCGTGGACGGTCAGCCGACCCCATTTCAGGTGCGGGCTCGCCACTTCCGGTGGCTGGATCCTACGCACATGATCCTGCAGCTGACCATGAAGCTCCCTGAAGAAGTGCAGCTCCCGACGGAGCATGCCGCTTCCGCAACTCGGGCCGCCGCACAGCACTAGTACGTCGCTGACCCGAAAAGTCGACGCACGCCGGCGAAGGGATTCCCTCCGCCGATCAGCGGGGCCATGGTGACCAGATCCACTGCAGCGACCGTGAGCTGGGTGCGGGCGCTGTTGAAGCGGCCAACGATGCCCGGGAATTCTTCGTTCCAGGTTCCGCCTGCAATGCCGATCATGGGGTTGGCCCAGATCCATGGATTGCTCTGGCCTTTGGTCAGCGAGAAGGTCTTCGGCCATCCTTGGCTGTCGGGGTCATCGAATACCTGGGTGATGCGCAGCTGCCTGTATGCCGATGCGAACACCAGGTTCCCTTGGGCATCGAATATGTCCATGCCATAGGGTGATCCGCCTGACCCCATGCCGACGCGCGTGGAGAGAACCGCCCAGTCGAACGGACACTGCCCCCACAGTTGCACGGCACCAGAGGGACGTGCGGGGAAGCTGCCGAACTCCCCATGCGGCGAATTGACGAAGCATCCCCCGACGTACTGCCCAGTTTGCTCCGGGCGGATGATCACCATAGGGCACTCCACGGCGCTGCTGGTGGTCGCGTTGAGCGCGATGTCCACGAAGTAGCTGTTGCTGCCAACCGCCTTACTGTTGCAGTAGCCGCCGAATGCGTATCGCGGGTTCCGATAGTCGCTGTCGATCTGAAGGATCTGCTCGTCATTGAAGACCTGGAGGCCAGCGTTCATATGCGGAATACCGAGTAGTAGTTGACCTGTGGTGTGGTGCCGAACGAGTCATTGCAGACCACGTTGAAGCCGCCATTGACGATGGTCACCGGGTTGCCAGCTCCGGGCCCTGAAGTGGCGATAGCCACCCACGTCCCATCATTCGCCATCCCTGGCACGCTGACGAACACTGTCTGTAGGCCAGCCGCTGCTGGCGGCTGGTATGAGCCGGACGCAACGAAGCGCGTGAGCCGGTCCGTCACCTCGAGGACCAGCGCGCCACTCGCGTCCCACACCTGCAGGCCCTGCGTCACGTCCAGATCCCCAGCCGCACGCGCAGAGTGCCGTTGCCGTCATACACCTGGATGACCCTGTCATTCACCACTAGGTAGCCACCGTTGTTGGCACCAGTCATGGTCAGCGTTCCCGTCTTGTCCAGCTTCCACCGCGGCTGGCCACCGGCGCCAACCGCCGTCGACTGGATCACATCCCCGATCATCGCGTTCTGGATCCAGCCGGTGCCGATCAGGGCCTGGCTGATGAAGGTCTGGCCGTTCTGCACCACGAACGGTGCGGTGGTCACGTTGTTGGCGATGTTGATCAGCGCGAACCGATCCACCTGGAACAGTGCCTGGCTCTGGAAGCTGCCATCGGGCTGCTGCTCGACGCCCAGGCCGAAGCCGGCGCCGTAAATCCGGCCGTCGGAAGTGACCTGCGCGCGCAGGGTATATGTCGCGCTCACCCTGCCATTGAGGTCAACCACTGCCTGGCTGACCTGCTGCACTGATGCCTGGATGCCCCCAAGGTCGATATCGCCGATGGATGCTTCCACGGTGTCCACACGCTCTGCGAGCGCCCGGTCACCCTCGGCGATCACGGTCTGGATGGTCACCGAGCCAGCGAACACGGTCTCGTCGCCGGCGCCCCAGTCCTGATCACCAGCCGCCTGCACGTCCAATTGGGCAAACAGGCCATCTGTCTTACGGCCAATCGCCTGCAGACCGGTTTCGGGATCGTTGACCTCCAGCTCCAGGGTGTTGACGCGACCAACGATGGCACCGGCCTGAGCGATCGCATCCCCCACGTCCTGCCAGTTCGTACCCGGTGGCTCCTCGTTCCCCGGCTCGGTTCCCTGCCAGCTCCAGATCTTTCCGTTGTGCACCACCGTCTGGCCCGGCTCGTAGGTCGCAGCAGCGTCCCAGATCAGCGGCACGATCTGGTCGATGCTGTCGATCTTCTCGCGCAGCGCTTGGCCCAGCGCGCTCTCGCTGATCTTGCCGGCGAAGTAGGCGTCGTAGTCGGACTGGTTGGTGCTGGCCTCGCCCATCACCCCAGTGCCTTCCGGATACCAAGGACCGATGTTGCCGGACCGATCCACAAGCCGCGCCCAGAAGAAGAAGCGAGCACCGGCGGCCAGGCCATCCAGTTCAAGGCGGTTCTGCGGGTAGGCGTAGTCGCCGAGCTTCGTGGCCGTCTCCCGGTTCGGGCTGGGACTGCGCCAGATCTCGGTGCGCTGCGTGTCCGTCGCCCCGGGCGGAAATGCCCAGGCCAGTCGGATGCCGAACACGATGGACGTAGCGGTCAGAGAGGTCACCGCCGGGGGCGGCTCGGTCTTGCCCGCGATCGTGGTCAGCGGGCTCATGGCCGGCAGCGAGACGGCATTGAGCGCGTTTACCGCCCGCACGCGCGCGAGGTACTGGCCAGCGTAGATGCCGGGCACCTCGATGCTGCTGGTGGCCACCCGGCCTGCGCGAACCCAGTTCAGGTCGTCCCGGCGCCATTCCACGTCGTAGGCGATGGCCTTGTCTGCTGCGTCCCACTGGATGGTCAGCGTCGGGGTGGCGATGCCCTGCTCGATCACCACGTGCGAGGACAGCGCCACGTTCGTCGGCGGCGGCTGCACGCTCGGCGGGATGATGCTGATGGGCGGCAGCTCCAAGCGGGTGCCGTCGTCGATCGCGGCGTACTTCCCGGGCACGTGCTTCAGCGCTGTCACGTTGAAAGTCAGGCCCTCGCCCTCCTCAATGCCGATCACACGGAACAGCTGCAGCACCAGATCGCTGGACTCCGTCGCCCATACCGATTGCGGAACCGGAACAGCGCTCCACGGCGCAGACACCGTGACCACGCCAGTAGATGCGTTGACGCCGTTGACCGTCCTCGCCTCTGTCCTGCCGTTCGGGAGCGTGGCACGCAGTGCATCCCCAACCTCCAAGGTATCCGGCACCAGGTCCAGCGTCAGGCTGTTGGCGGTGGCCGCGCGGATCCGACCAGCATTGCGACGGCCTGCCCGGTTCGGATCGGATACCTGGATCACATCACCAGGCATGCAGTTCAGAGAATCGAGTCCGACGGCGAACCGGATCGTCTCCGTTTCGAGGTTCTCGGTGAAGAGAATGTGGTTGCCGATGCGCTGCGCCTGACCGCGAGAATGGCAACCGATGGCGGTCACCTCCGTCTGATTCACACCGTATCGTGCGATGCCATCCAGATGCTGCACCGGCTCGACCTTTTGCCGGCCGAAGTCGTCAGGGTCGGTCCACGACACCAGCGCGACGGTATGCCGCGCCTTCCTGCCGCTGCCCTCGTAGCGGAACTGGCCGTCGACCACGTTGGCCGGGCTGTAGGTGGCACCTGGATCCTTGGGCATATCTGCGGAAGCCATGACCTGCCCCGCAGCGTAGAAGCTGATGCCGCGGAACATGCTGGCCATATCCTGCACCACTTTGTACGCGTCTGCTCTCGACTGGAGATACAGGCTGCAGGTGAATCGGGGCTCCTGACCGCCCTGCCCGTCGCTGACGAGCTGATCGCAGTATTGGGCGATCTGGTACAGCCGCCACTTATCGACCCAGTCTAGGGGGATGCGATTGCCGAGGCCGAAACGGTCGTTCGTGACGATGTCGAAGAACGCCCATGCTGGGTTGTTTGTCCATGCCGACTTGAAGGTGCCGTCCCACACGCCGCTGTACGTTCGCCCGATGGGATCGTAATTGCTGGGCACCCGAACAATTCGGCCCCATATGCGGTAGGAGCGCGACGGCACGCTCTGGAAGGCGCTTGCGTCGACCTGGACCGCAGCCAGGGCGCAGTTGGGGTAGCGCAGCTTTACATCGATGATCTCGGTCATCGACAGCACGTTCACCGTGTCCGAGATCAGAGAGTTGTTCTGGTTCGGGGTGAGCCGGCGAATGCGGATCTGCCACTGCGATCCGGCTGGCAGGTCAATGCGGCGGCTGCGCTCGTACTGCGTGGTCGTCTTACCCGTGATCGCGTCGTTGAGCACCGTCGTGTACGCGCCACCGTCAACGGACAAATCCACCGCGTAGCTGATGGAGTACCCGTTTCGGTCGCCGTTCTCCTCGTCGACCTTCTGCAGTGCCGGCACGGCCAGCCGGATGCGAACGGCCGAAAGATCCGAACCACTCACCGTGCGCACGATCGGCTGGTCGCTTCTCAGCTCGACATTCACCCCGATCTCGTTCTCAACCGAGGGGAAGCCGGGGATGTACTCCTGGTCCTGCGTTCCGGACCGGGTATCGACGGTGACGCCAGCAAAGTTCAGCCCGCCGTCCGGGTTCTGGATGGGCACCTGGTTGAGATAGATCGACTGATTGCCGGCGACCAGACCACGGATCTCGCCCTCGCTGACCAGGTCGATGATCCTGGCCACCGCCATTGAATGCAGGCTGTCCGGGGTCTCCACCGGTGTGCGGCCGTTGCTGCCGCTCTTGCCGCCAGCGCCGGCCAGCTGCAGGGCATGTGCGATAGGAGTCGCGACGGGAGGGTTCAAAGCTGGTCCTCCGCCATGATGCCGCCACTGATGACTGCGGACCCCGTCAACATTCCCTTGGTGTCGTGGCCGCCATATGCCACCGGCACCGGATTGCCTTGTGCCTGGGTGTTGACGGTTCCGTTCATGCTGTAGTTCGGACGGTTCTCAGGACTATCCTGCGAGCCCAAGCCTTTCGGCTGCGGCCCGAGCATCTGCACCACACCGCCGATGACCATGGCGATACCCGGCTGCAGCAGGTATGGCGCGGTTACCGGGAACACGTACGAGATGACGATCAGCACCACGCCGATGATGGTCTGGAGGACTCCGCCGCGCTTGCTGCCGAGCAGCACCGGCGCGATGCGGATGTCCTCATTGCCGGGCGGATCCTGCAGCTGATCCTTCGTCAGGTTCTGCTTGCCCACGAAGACTGCGAAGGCCATGCCGTTTTCCTTCGCGCGGGCCAGGTACTGCTGGAACCCCGGCAGGATCGCGCAGAGCGCGCGCACGGCTTCGGCGGGACTGTTCACGGCCAGCCGGAAGGAGCGCCCGAAGCGGCTGCCCAGCTGGCCGTACAGGCGGATGGTGCGCAGGCGCTCAGACACGGGAGGCCTCCTTGTGGCGGACGATGTAGCGGGTGCGCTCGGCCCACATGCCGCCGTAGGTGATCACCTCCGACAGACGGCCGTGCATGTGGTGCAGCATCTGGCCGTCGCCGAGATAGACGCCGGCGTGGTTCGGCACCGGCGAGCGGATCTGCATCAGCACCATGTCGCCGCGCTGCGGGGCGCCCTCGATCAGGTCGAAGCCCTCGGCGCTCAACCGCTCCAGGCTGTAGAGGTCCTGCCCCTTCTCCCACCAGTCATCGTCGCGGTCGTACTGGCTGAGGCTGATCCCCAGCTCTCGGTCGTAGAAGTCCCGCACCAGCGTGTAGCAGTCGAGGATGCCGTGGGCGAACTGCCGGCCGACCAGCGGCGCCTCGTAGCCGCACGGCTCGATGGTCTGCAGGTCTCCGCACTCGGGATAGGCACCGGTGACCTGACCCACGCTGACGATGTGCCACGGCAGGCCACTGGCTTCGCACATGACTCGGTCTGCGTCTGAGGCTGTGGCGGGTGCATTCGGGTGGCTGTGCACGACGGCCAGCACCACACCAGTATCCTCGGCATCGGCATAGTCCTCGGCCGGCAGCCGGAAGTGCTCGCTGGGGGTGGTGGCCACGTTGCGGCAGGGCAGGTAGGCCTCGCCATCAGGAGCGGCCACGATCAGCCCGCAGCACTCGCGCGGGTACTCGGCCACGGCGTGCGCCTGGATAGCCTGCAGGGTGGTCAGTTCCATGGTTCGCTCATAGAAAAGCCCGCGCGAGGCGGGCTGTAGGGTGCGGAATTGTTGGGCGCTTCAGGTGCGCAGCAGGCCAGCGGCCGGGAAGCCCCCGTAGGGCAGCGGCTTGTCCGCGCCGAAGCGCAGCTTGCAACTGCCTACCCTGCCCCCGCACTGGTCACGCGCCGGGTCCGTCGTGGGCACATCGTTGGCATCGGCTACTGCCGGTCCGTTGTAGCCACAGTAGGGACCCCGGTAGCCGCCACGGATCAGCCAGCCGCATACGCCGGCGATAACCTGCCGGCCTGGCAGTTGCTCGCCATTGAGGTCGATCGCGGTGGTCAGCTCGAACTCGACGGTCTGCTTGTCCTCAGCGACCTTGCGCTCGATGAACCAGATCTCGTCCAGGAAGTGCTCGTTCGGGTCAGCCGTCGGGTTGCCGTCGGGGAAGTTAGCCGCGTCCAGGTACTTGGCCAGCGTCTGCCGGCGGATCACCCGGGCGCCCACCAGGTCGTCGAACAGCAGGCACAGCGCGGTGATGCGCCCATCGATGTTGCTCACCTTCAGCCGGGGGTTCGGCGGCTGGTCGCTGGTGCGTGCGAAGCCGGTGGCCTCGATCGGCCAGGGTCCGTACTCCTGCCCCTGCCACCAGATCACCCCCGACTGCAGGTGGGCGTGGAAGAACAGCTGGTCTGCACCGAAGCTGCTGGCGTCCAGTTCGTACAAGGTCACCCGGCCACCGGGCTCCAGCTGCTGGGCATCGGCAGTGATCATGAAATGAACTCCTCGAATCCAAATTCGGAGCAACGACCGACCGTCATCTCCGCGTGTCCACCAGGAACCGCCACCACCGGCGCTCCCGTGAGCGCGCCGAACTGCCTCGCGTCGGTAGGCTTGCAGAGCTCGTCTCCTGCGCCATACCAAACCTTCATCTTTACACCATGAAGTCGACCTGACGCGGCGAGACGCAATGGGTTCCGGTCAAGTCCCTGAACTGCGTCGTTGTAGCTTCCGCCATACGCGGTATCGATGAGCTCTCGGAAGTAGTCGGGACGGTCGTGGACATCAGCCAGGTTCACGACAGGGATCAGAGCCGCGAGACGATCAACCTTGGCCGGGTTGTTTGCTGCCCAAATAAATGACCCGAGTCCGCCCATCGATTGGCCCACCAGCAGAACCTTGGGATTTCCACCAGTCTGCTGTTTGATGAAGCTGTATGTGCTGTCGATTCGAGACTGCTGCACCGAATTTCCCCAGGTCTGAGGTCCGCCAAGGTCTGGCGATACAACCGTGTATCCCTGGTCGATAAGCGCTCTAAAGATAGGGAAACGAAGCGGAACATTAAGCCAGCTGGCTCCTAGATCACCTGCACCATGCACATAGATGGCGTACCGAGCGACGCCAATCGCAGATGGCCTCGCAACGACCTCAGCCTCACCAGAAGCAATCAACCCTTGCGTGTAGGTTGTGAACATCAGAGCGAAGCGCCCAGTGAAGGCCTATCCCCAGCGCCGCCAAAAAGGCTCGCTGTGGACCCGGCGGTATTGCTCGCCATCCGAACCTTGATGTTCGCCACAGTGCCCGGCGTTAGTCCCGCCAGCCTTACCACGCGGCATAGGCTCCGGAATGAGTCGCCGCCGAAAACTATCTGAGAAGCTGCAGTCCCGTTAACAAGCAGACTAAGAGTGCCAACACCAGCTTCTGTAGACATGCGCACTGAGCCACAAAAGGTCACATAGACCGGCTGGGCCGGCACGGTGAATGTGATCGACAATCCGGCCACGTCGGCGCCGTTTGTGTCGGCAGAAGCACTGACCTGGGTCTCCGCATAGGCAAGCTCTCTGGGATTGGAAATTGCCGTGTAGATTTCCGAGGTCATTCCGTTGATTTTCTCAAAGGCGACCTTTGCGGGGTCTCCCTTGTAGGAGCCATGGTCGGTAGTGGTGTCGATTTCTTGGCGGGCCATGGGCGCTCCTTACGGCTGAAACGTCTGTTCGAACGTGGCATTGAGCGTGTAGACGCCATTGCCATGCGGGATGATGGTGTAGGTCTTGCAGAGGTACAGGCCCTGCACGCCCAGCGGCGGCGTCCACAGGAAGGACACCGCGCCCTTCCGCGCGCGCAAGAAGGCCAGCGCTGGTGCCACCTTGGATTCCTTACCAACCATGGAGATCGGCCACTGCTGGGTCTCGTTGTTCAGGCCATCGGCAGCGGTCTGTCGGTAGCCGTCGCCGAACTGCGCCTCACGGGTACGGAAGTCACCGGTGCCGGTGATCTCGGTGCGCACGCACCAGGTGAATACCTCAGCCATTGCGCACGCTCATCTGGTGGAAGAGGCCGCCCGGGCGAGACTGCTGCACTGCCCACTGATTGATCATTGCCAGGAACGCCCTCTGGATCTGCTGCCCCTGTTCGTCCCCACTTCCTTGCTGGGTGGTGCTGGTGCCTTCCGAGGTGACGTTGAGGGTAGTGTTGAACTGATTGGTGGGACCGGCGCCACCGGCCATCGAAGAAGCAGGGAGCCCTGCGGTGATGGGGCGGACGGATCCGGCATCGCCAGGGATCAGGTAGGTCTTTCCACCTTGGTCGAACAGCTCCGGACGACCGCCCTCGCCCACGCGATACATGCTTCCTGCCGCTACCGGACCACCGCCGGCGCGGCCACCTGACGAGCCGATGGCCGAGCCGATCGCGTTGACCCAGCCGGCACCGGCGCCGCTGTAGCTGCTCGCCCAGCTGCCGATCATCTTGAAGATCTGCGACGCAGCTGCCTGAGCCGCCATCTTCTGCAGGGCCTTGGCAAAGCCCTGAACCATGCCACCGAGGCCATCGGAGAACGGATCGAACAGGAAGTCGGCGAAGGCGTCCTGCATGTTGCGGGCGGCCTGGTCCGCGTAGGTGCTCCACTGCCCGAAGGTCTGCTCGACCGATGAACTGGTGTCGTCGTCGATGCCGAACATGCCATCGAAGGCATCGGCGAACTTCTGGGCGCTCTCGCCCATGATCGACTCTGCTTCGTCGATGTTGCCCAACATATCGAGCAGCGAAGCGCTGGAGCGGATCGCCGCCTGCGCAGCGCTGTCGATTCCTTTCAGGCCGCCCGCCTGGATCTCATAGTTGACACGGCCCAGCTCCGAACTGTCGTCGAAGAGAGCGATCTGGCGCTCCAGCTGGTCGTTGGTGGACCGGTAGGAGTCCTGCAGCTTCTTCGCGCTCTTATCCTGCTCGGTTGTTGCCGCCTTCTGCTTCTTCGCGCTTTCCGACCACGATGCCTGCAGCTTGGCTTCCCATTCGGCGGCCTTCTGCCGCTGCTCCGCCTGGTCCTTCGCCGCCTGTACCTCTTCAGCGGTCGACCTGGTGCTTCTGCCCCGTGGTCCGCTGCGGGCCCCGTCGGGGATCGCAGATCCCATGCCCTGGGATGCCGCCCAGCCGTTGTCGGCATAGGCGGTCCCGGCCTGATAATCCTTGACGAAGCCACCCCAGCCTCCGCCCTGAGACCCAAAGAGCCCGCTGTATTGACCCGTGGCGAGCTTGATCACGGCATTGCCCTGCTTCTCGACGGCGACGAGGCCGCCGCGCAGGCGGTCCAGCCAGTTCTCCACCACGCCGAAGATCTCGGCCGCCTTGCCGATCTCGCGGAAGGCCGTGGCGATGCCGCTCGCTACGTCGCGTACACCGCCCCCCTCCTTGGCCACGTCCACCAGCTGCGTGGTCAGGTCCGTCAGCGTCGGCAGTAGTTCACTGGCCAACTGGGTGAACCAACCCTGCGTTGCCGCGCGGAGGTCGTCCAGGCGGTCATTGAACTCAGCTGCCGCCCCGGCAGTGTCCGAGTCGATCACGATCCCCAAGCTGCGGGCCCTTTCCTCCATGGTCCGCATGCCGTCGGCGCCGAGGCTCAGGAACTCCAAGAACTCAGACCCGGACTTGCCGAACAGCTGCATGGCCAGAGCGGTTTTGGTTGTCTCGTTGCTGATGCCGGCAAACCGGGTCTGTACTTCGGGCAGCAGGTCCTCGAAGCTGCGGAGGTTTCCGGCCTGGTCCTTGACCGAGATCCCCAGCGCCTTGAACGTCTTGTCCGCCTCGCTTCCGGCCTTCGAAGCGTCGGCGATGTTCTTCGTGAACTTGGGGATGATGCCGACCAGGCCCTCCAGGTCAGAGCCGGTCATCTTCGCAGCGTAGCCCCAACCGGACAGTGTCTCGGTAGAGATACTGAAGCGAGCCGACAGTTCATCGATACGGTCGGCCGCGTTGATCGCATTGCTCAGGCCGGTGATCGCGGCATCCACACTGGCGAACGCCGCCACTGCCCCGCCGATCACGCTGCCAATCGCGGTGAAGCCGGCGACGATGCCCTTGCTGACGCCTGCCGCAGTGCGCTCCATGGACTTCATGGACTTCTCTGCGCGCTGGGTGTCCGTGACGAACGACCCTGTCTTCATCAGCAGGTCGACGACGATGGAGCCGGCAGTTGCCATGTGATCAGCCTCTCGGGGGTTTCAAGCCGAACGCTGCAAGGGTGCGCATGTCAGCGTCGGGGAACTCATGGGCAACCGGCGTCGGCTGCAGGAAGTCGAGGTTCTTCTGGAACGACCCGCCGAAGCTGGCACCGATCAGTGCCGCAGGCCGGTGGTAACGGTGAAGGTCATCGAAGGGGTATAGCTGGTAGAAGGCCAGCCACCGTTGAAACTCTGGCTCGGGGAGATCATCGATCTCCCCCAGCGTCTTGCCGAGCGCGAGGCCTAGGATGCAGGCGAAGTATTCGCGTCCACGCTCGGCGAGGACTTTTTTGCGTCGTCACCGATGCCGGCAACCGCCATTACGTGTGGGAACAGATCGGTCAGGCCGTTCGCTGTCAGGTTCTGCGATTCCGCTTCAGTCAGCACCAGCTTCCCGTTGGCGTCGCAGAGGCTCGCTGCAATCAGGCGCTGCATCGCGAAGCAGGTTTCGTCGTCGTTGCCCGAGGCCTCAGCAGCGCGCCAGCGGCGCATCTGACCGGCGCTGACCTGGCGGAAGTGCACAGTCTCGGTGGTGCCGTCGCTGAACTTCACTTCACGCGCGACGGGGGCATTGCTCGTCAGGATCTTGCTCTTGTCCATCAGCCGTTCTCAAAAGGTGGGGGCCGGATACGCGACGGCTGGACGCGCAGAGCCGGACACCCCGAAGGTTTATGTGTGTGCCGTCAGGCCGAGTACGGCCCGTTCCAGTGGGGAGTGACGCTGCCGCTGCGCTGGATCGTCAGCGTGCCGCGCACGATCTCGTTCGTGGCGATGTCGATGTTCAGATCCGCCACGTAGCCACGGAAGCCGATCGACGTACGCAGCGGCGATGCCGGCGCGACCAGGTCGTCGTTGGAATCAAGCGACGGAGCGGCCACGCCATCGCTCAGGCCGATCAACCAGTCCACGACCTCGCGCGACTCCTTCAGGTCGAAGAGGATCTGGTGCGACTGGCTGCGCGGGATGAAGTTGAACGGCACACTGACCTGGCCGGGATTGCCCAGGCCGCCTTCATACTCCTTATCGCCGACGGTGCTCAGGCAGGTGGATTCGATCTGGTCGGCAGCGCCGCCCAGGCCGGTGATGCCAGTCGGGCACTCGAACTTCAGGACCGAGGCGGCGCTGGAACTCAGCTTGTCCACGGTGAAGAGCTCGGACCCCTGGGTTTTGATGACGCCCTCGGTCATTGCAAAGTCCTCTGGTCAAAGAAAAACCGCCTTGCGGCGGCTGATTGGGGTGGTGCCAGCGGCTCAGCGCTGGTCGATGAAGTCGGCCTCCATGCCGACCCGGTAGAGCTTCGTTTCAGGATCGCGGCTGTTCAGCACGACCCGGTTGCAGATCAGGCCGGCGTCCAGCGCCTCACGCACAGCCAGCGCCAGCTGTTCGGCGCCGGCATCAGTCGGGTGGTAGCAGTCCAGCTGCACCGTGGTGAAGTCGCCATCAGGCGCACTGCTGAGGTTGTCGTAGGGCTGGCCGCTGACGATCTGCCAAGTGATGTATGGCCGTTCCTCGGTCTGTGCGACAAAGCCGTGCCGGCCGATTCGATCACCGACAATGGCGGACACCGTTGTCGTGTGAATGGTGCGGAAAACCTTGGGGAACATCAGCGGCCTCCCCGATTCTGCTGCGACAGCTTCGCGATGACGCGATCCATACGCGCCAGCAGGTCGCTGACGATCACGTTGATGGTCTCTTCGCCGTGCTGGTTCACGGTGCGGCGGATAAACGACCTGGCCGGCTGCTGGACGGAGCCGTACTCCTTCAGCTGGGCCGACTTCAGGGTGCTGACCTGCTCACCCTTGCGACCGGGGTACATCTTGCGTTTGATCCGAACCACGTAGCGCTCGCCATTCCCGCCGCTGGGGGCTTTGCCGCGGCTGGCGATGATGTTCTGGGCCAGCAAGCCGGTGGACTCGTCGCCTGGCTCCAACACCGCCTGCAGGTTCTGGCGCTCCTTGTCGCGCAGAAAGCGTGCGCCTTTGGCCAGCGCCAGCTTCACCGGTCCGCCCTTCTTGCTGACGACGTCGGCCGGCAGGCTGCTCAGCGTGCGGATGATGCCCGGGATGCCCGTGATGTTGAATTCGACCTTCACAGATATACCTCGGAATCTTCCCCAATCCAGTCCCGGAGCAGCGCACCGGCGGGATCCGGCTCACCCTTGAACCCGGCGTCATGCCCCATGCCGATGCCGCCGCGACCAGGCAGGCCCTTGATGCCGACAACGCGGTGGCCGCCGAACAGGCGCCGGTCACGCGGTCGGCGCCACAGTTCCAGATCGATGAACTTCGGACGCGATCGGCAGGCATCGGCGAAGTCCTGCAGCGCCGAGCCGCGCATGGCCGTGCTGCACAGGCTGGCGTGGCCGGTGTTCACCAGCTGTCGGCCGCGGCGCTGCTGCACGTTGTAGTACCGGGCGCAGTGCTCGCCTACCAGCTCCGCGTGCTGCAGCTCCGCGGCAACCGTGGTCAGCCAGTCCGGCGCATACCAATCGTCGTCTTCGATGATCACCAGGCTGTCAGCCGGATCGACTGCGGCCAGCCCCTTCAGCAGGTTGCGAGCCTGCGTGTTCTGGCCGGGTGCCCAATGCAGCGAAGGGCGCACCAGCACCAGCTGCCAGCCCTCGCGGCGGAAGGTCACAGGCTGCGGCTCAGGGCCATCGTCCACGATGATCCAGCGCACCGGGCCGGCGTAGTCCTGTCGCGCCATCCAACGTTCGCACAGCGCCCAGGCAGCGGGCCGGGCACCGGTGGCCGTCAGCAGCGTCAGCATCGCGCCACCGCGAAGGTGTGCATCGGCAGGGGGCGGCGCGGCCCGCCGCGCCCCCCCCACCAACCGCACGGGCAGTGCAAGGGCCAGCGGCGGTCCGATCACCCGGCCGATGCGCGCAGGCGCCGGCGCGCCACGCCGCGCTCGCCGTGGTCGTTCAGTTCAATCGGCACCTCGCCGGCGTACTCGGTGGAGATGGCGCTGAACCCAGCATCGGCCAGCAGCAGCCGCAGCCCGCTCTGGCTGTACCGGTAGTAGTCGTCGGGGTAGCCGTGTTCCGGGAAGGCGAACAGCGTGGTGATCACCAGCAGGCCACCCGGCTGCAGCACCCGGCGAAGCTCCGGCAGGGCCAGCCATGGCCGGGCGACGTGCTCCAGCACCTCCGAGCACACGATGCCGCTGAAGCGCCCAGACCATTCGGCCGGCAGGTCGTGGATGTCGGCCATCTGGTCGACGCCCTCACCTGCCTGCATGTCGATGCCCGTCCACTGGCCAGTGGCCAGATCGCGGTTCGTGCACCACCACGCGGCTGGGTCATGGATGCGGCTGCCGACCTCCAGCACGTCATCGCCCAGGGCCCCGGCATGGCTCTCGATGTAAGCGCGGATGCGACCGCGCACCGAGTTAAGCGGCAATCTGTTCATCGAATTCGAAGCACCTGAGGGCTGAGCCGGGCGTGCAGTTCACGACCCGGACGTGTGGGTTCTGCCTCGCCCACTGGGCGAACTGCTGCTTGTGAATCTCGCGCCGCGCCGGCGCCGTGTTGGTCAGGCCGTTGGCGTACGGCCCGAAGAAGTGGCTTCCGTGCATATCGAAGCCGTGCAGGCGGACCAGCGTCGCGCCCAGTTGGGCGGCAACTGCCAGCGCCAGCACGCCGCTGTTCCAGTTGGTCAGCGCGCCGGGCAGCTGCAGCACCCCACCAATCCGGTGGCTGCTGTAGCGGGCGCCGGCAAACTCGCGGGCCTGCGGATACTTGTCCCACCACTGCCGGTCGCTCGCCGCCAGGAATTCAGCCCACGGCGCCAACTCGTAGGCGTTGCCGACCACGCCAACCCGACGGCCGCGCAGCCGATCGGCCAGGCTTGCCGATGCGCTCGGGCCTGGTCCAAGAAGGTCGATTTCGATCATTGGCCGTCGTTGACCCCGGCCGAGACGGGAATGGTGATGTACTCCAGTCCCGAGGCCTTGTCCGGCAGCAGGCCGGCAACGTTGAAGATCTCGCCGCGGTGAATCAGCCGCATCGTCGGCAGCATTCCCTCGCGGTGTCGCATGGTGATGCGCGCCGTGACGGCGGCCTGCGTCTGCCCGGACTGGATGAACTCGCGGGCCGACAGCGGCTCTACCGAGGCCCACACCGTGGCCACGTCGACCCACGCCGTCTGCTCGACGCCATCGCTATCCCTGGTGGTCACCTGCTGCTGGATCAGCACGCGGTGCCGCAGGGTTCCGGTCGCCACGTTGCTCATCAGGCCACCGTCGTGCGGCGCAGCGGCGCCAGCTGTGCGGTGGCGGCCTTCGAAAGCACGTAGCCGTGTCCGGCATCAGCCGGCACGACGTTGTCGCCCTCGCCCTCCCGGAATCGGTACTGCGATGCCAGCTCCAACAAGGTGGCGGCGACCACCGCAGGCTGCAGGATCGGCTCGCCGTTGCTGTCTTCGGCCGGCACCGGGCGGCCAGCGCTGTCGTGCACCAGCTCGCCATCCGAATCGCGCTGCAGCACGTACAGGCGCCAATCCTGCTTCAGCCAGGCGGCGACCGAGGCAGAAACGGCCGGGATCCAGATGGCCAGCCAGCGGTCATCGGCGTCGCTGTCGATGCGCATCTGCTCGCGGGCGTCGGCCTGGGTGACGAACTCACGCATGGCTGCCACCCAGCTGCACAGGCTCGGCCGGCACGCGCACGCTCTTGCCGTCCTTGCCGTCGCGCCCCTTGCGCGCCGCCAGGATCCAGTCGTCCGCGTTCTCCAAGCAGGGCCGCGAAGCGTTGTCGCGCTTGGCAATCCACAGCGCACCGTCGTGCGTCACCGACTGGCCCGCCTTCATTCCCAGGCCATCGCGATGGAAGCCGCGGTGCACCATGTACGGAAGTACGAACTCCTTTCGGCGGTCGCCAGTGCCCAAGGTGAGCACGAAGCCGCGCTCGGCGTCGTATTCGCCGGCGGCCGTTTCGAAGCTGAGACCGTCCAGGCCATCCTCACCGACGACCTTGCCCAGCCTGATCGCCTCGCCCTTCGTTGTGGTGATCACCAGTTCCCCAGCACGATCGATCATGGCGCCGGCCAGGCCAACGCCATCTGCACCAGCCTGCGGCGGGTTGTCGGTCAGGTGTTTGGCGACCACCGCGGCCAGCTGCTGCTCGGTGACCGGATCTGCGTCGCGGCCGTCCTTCGGCGTCGGGAGCGCTTCGACGGCGGCCTTCACCGTCGCCTCGATCACCGCAGGGTCTGCGTCGCGGCCGTGCTGCACCGGGTTGGCCTCGAAGTGCTTGGAGACAGCATCGGCGGTGGCCACGTCGACCAGCGTCAGAAGGCGCGGCGATTCCAGCAGCTTGGCCACAACCAGGTCGGCCAGCGCATCCACGTCCACCGGCTCCGCATCCTGGCCGGGGTCACCCTTCTCTGGTCCGCGCTCGCGCAGCTCCTCCAGCTCCCGCTTCACCGGCGCGATCGCCTCACGGATCAGGCCGCCGATCTCCTTGCCGAAGTCGATGGGGTCAGTCATTGCGGAATACCTCGGCTCGCGCGGCGTGAAGGGCCTTCATCATGAAATTCTCCTGCTGCAGCGCGCGAAGTTCGTCGCTGTCGTCAGCCGGCGTGTCGTCGGGTTCGGCGGGAGGTACCGCCGGTGCGGCATCGGGCTCGGCCGTGATCTTGTTCTGCCGTACCTGGTCGAGCGGGTAGTCCTGCTGCTGCATGTAGACGGTGTCACCACCCTCCAGCGGCGCCAAGTTGAAGGCCAGCCGCGCTTCGTTCGGCGTCTTGACGTTCCCGCTCACCAGCTTCGTTTCGACCTCTGCCTGCTTACCCACGTCCATTCGCAGGAGCGGTCCCAGATCCAGTTCCACGCCCATCGGGCGGGAGATGCCCAGCCCCTCGTCCAGCAGGTTCTCCATCGCCTCGATGTGGGTCTGCAGCGCATCCCCGTAGTACATCTGGTTCACCTCGTCCGGCTTGGTCCCCGCAGGAATGCTGCCGATGCCGACCTTGAATGGAGGGATGCCGAACGGCTGGCAGATCTGTTCATCCGAGTAGCGCATCTGCTCGACCATCTGGTTGTCGGCGGACTTGAACGCGAACGGGGTGAACTTCATGTCCGCGCCGACGACTGCAACGTTGCCGGCCTTGGCGCCTTGGAACTCCGTGTTCCAGTAGTCCTTGACCAATTGCGCGTCTTCATCCGACATGCCCGCGGGGGCGGTCAAGATGCCGCCTGGGTTCGCACCGTTGGAGAAGAAGCTGGTCGAGTCCTTCAGAATCTTGAGGTTCTTCACCGCCGGCCAGTGCGCGGCGCACAAGGGCGGCACACCAATCAGCTGGTGGTGGAAGCAGTTCATCCGGTCGTGGATGATCTCGCTGGCTGGCACTATCAGCTGGCCGCCCGGGTAGTTTTCGGGCAACAGATTCGATCCCGTGCCGTAGTTGAGCTGGTAGAAGACCTCGCCGGATTCAGAGACCAGCGGCTGCACCGAGAAGGGATCCATGATCCAGAGCCGATTCACGACCCTGCGTTCGTCGCGTCCCTTCAGCCCGTAAGTGTTCCCCTGCGTCAGCTTGGACAGCATCCAGGCCTCGCGAAACTGCTGTGCCGTCTGGTATCCGTTGGGCTTCCTGAGCACCGGCCAATAGGCTGTATTGCTCGACGCCGGCCGCCAGACACCGTCGTCGCCTTCTGCCTTCAGCGCAAACGGCAGCTTGCCGATGTCCGTGGAGATTCGATTGAGGCACGCGTAAAGCGTCGGATAGGTGAGGACAGTACCCCTGTCCTCTTCCAAGTCCCGCTGCCACGCACCAGCGAAGGGCTCACGCACCAAAGCGCGCCAGCCCCTCCGCTGCGGGACTGGAGTCAGTGCCTTCTTCGCCAGGGTAACTTCCAGCCCGAAAATACGCATGTCAGTCCTGTGCCTTCATGTCCCGGCGGGAGTAGCGGCGGCGTGCCGTGGGTTCCTTGGCGACGGGAGGAGCATCCTGCTTCGGTGCAATCTGAGCCGCCGGCGTTTCCTGCGTCACCGGGGACTGCGGAGCCGCGATGGACGAATCGGCAGGCGAATCGCCTGCCGTAGGCGCGTCGGATACAGGCGCGGTGCGAGAACCCTTTGCCTTGGGCAGCGTGGCCTTGCCAGCCCGGATGAGCCGGTCAGCGTGGAACGAGGGAACCTCGACCGGCTCCCCCCGATAAATGACGGTGCTCTTCATCTTTCAATCTCCTGGAATCGGGGAGGGCCGATTGGCCCTCCCCTGCTCCGGTCAGTTGCCCCAGTTCACGCCCGACAGGACAGCAACCGCCGTCTGGCGGCGACGCGACCAGTTGATGAAGCGGTGGGCGCGGATCGCGGTGCTGTCGGTCTGGAACATCGACACCAGCGAGGTGGCCGTGGCCGGATCACTCGCGTTGGTCGGGTTGTCCATCATCTGGATGGACGCCTCGTTGCTGAAGTCCACGGTCGCCTGGCCGTCATCGGACAGGTAGATGTTGGTGGCATCCACCAGCACCACGTAGCTGCCGTCCGAATCCGCCGGCACGTAGTTGGACACGATCACCGGCACGCCGTCGATCGCACCACCCTGCGGGGTCAGGTCCGGGAACTCCTTCTGGCCCAGCTGGTTGACCAGCGAGGAAGCTGCACGCGCCGTGGAAGCACGCATGATGTAAACCGGCGTGGTGAACACGTGGTTGGCGTCGTCCGATGCCGCCCAGAGCGCGTTCAGATCCGCACGGATATCCGCCGCGGTGTTGCCCGACGAGGGGATTGCAGTCACGTCGTTGGTGATTGACGCCGGGGCCACATTCGCGACACCCGCGAAGTCCGGATCGATGAAGTCGGTGTCCATGCGCTCGACCAGGGCATCCACCAGCATGTCGCGGAACAAGGTTTCCGCCGCCGGGTCGCTGAAACGGATCAGCTCGTCGGTCGCAACGGTGATGCCGGCCACCTTGAACCAGCCGTGGTAGACGTCGTTGAAGCCGAACGCGGTCACCGGCTTCGGCTTGCCCTGGCCGACCCAGTACCCGGTACCGCCCGAGGTCGCGCCGCGGATGTGCACGTTGAACGGGATGCGGCGCAGGGACGGGATTCCGCCCTGGCCGAAACGACCGACGATGGTACGGGGGCGCAAGAACTCGACGAAGTCTGCGGTGTACTGGTTGTAAGCCACCAGCGGTGCCGCCCAGGTCGCGTCGGTGGTGGTGGCAGCGTCGACTGCGGCCTTGGTGACGTTCGCCTGCAGGATGGATTCCATCTTCTGCGAGCCGCAGAAGGCGAGAGCCTTAGCAATCGGGTTCTCCGCACCGAAGCGCTCCTTGGCGATGTACGACGCCTCGCGCATATTGCCGCGCGCGGCGAAAACGCACATGGCGTGACGGGCGAACAGGATGCCCGGCTCCAGCTTCTCGGTCGAACGCACCTGGATGGCGCCGCGCTGATGCACGACGGCGCCGACCGGCTGCTGTGCATTGTCAGCGGCAATCGGCACCACCGGCGCAGCAGAGCGGGCATGGATAGCCTGCAGCTGATCGAAACGCTCGATATCGCCGTCCAGGGTCTTGATCTGGTCCTTCACCGAGTCGAACTCTTCCTGCTCGGCAGTGTTCATGGAACGGCCTTCGCCCATCGACTTCTCGACCACGGTGTTGAGCTTGCGCTCCAGCTCGGCACGGGTGGCGTGGAGCTTTTCCAGCTGTTCTGCGATGTTCATTTTTCAGTGCTCTCTCGTAGGCGCAGCCGTTCGGCCCGGGTTCCACCCCGGGCAATGCCTGCAATAAGGAATCGGGTTCCACCCCGGAGGGCCGTTTGGCCCAGTACTTCAGCGCAGCAACTTCACCGCGCCGCCGGCCGGTCGGTCGACCGGTACCGCTTGGCGCTGGATGAGGGGGACGCCATAGTTCGCCGAGCGGCGGCCGCCGGCGGTGTCCATGGCCTTGATCGTCTGGATGGTCGCCGCGGCGTTGGCCGGAATGGTGACCAGAGAAAGCTCGAAGATTTCGGATTCGGTGAAGCGGATGCCACCGCCGTCCATGTAGCTGTACTCCAACGCTCGGAAGCCGATGGAGACGCCGCGAACCAGCTTCTCCTTCACTGACTGCCAGGCCAGGTCGCACAGGTCCTTCAGCGCGCCGGCCGTTGCGATCTTCGCCACGTTGGCAGTGAACGGGATGCCCTTCGCCGTCGGCTTACCGAACTTGACGATGCCGACCGGGCTGTCGTGGCGGTGCTGCCACAGCAGCGGCAGCTCGGCGGCGAACTTGGCACCCAGCGGCTCGACCACGTCGCCGTAACGGTCCGGTTCGGGGGTGGTCGCCCAGCCGGTTATCACCTGCTGGTCGTCGTCATAGTTCTTCACCTCCAGCAAGCTGTAGGCGCGGTTCACGTTGTTCATCGGGCTCCACCCACTGTCATGAGGACGAGTTTCTTGTTCTGCGGCTCGGGGTTCCGAGACATCAGCTCGACGGCGTTCATCGCCGCCATCAGGGGATCGATCTTCCCGACCCCGCTGGCCGCCTTGGTCACGTACAGCGCGTTCTTCGACGCCTCGACCTTGGCGTTGCCCACGCACCAGTCCATCAGCCGCGAGCCGTCATGCGTCAGCAGGCCATCGGCCAGCCAGCGCTCGAACACCTTGCAGGTACCGGTCAACTGCCAGCCCTGCCGGATGCCCACGATCAGTTCCGCGTCGATCTTCTCGGCTGCCAGCGCGTCCAGCACCGTGCCCAGGCCAGAGGGATCGACGCCGATGCCGGCCAGCAGCCGTGCCTTGGCCACCCGCTTCACCATCGCCGCCATCTCGCGCAGGTCCGTAGCGCCTTCTTCTTCCTCGGCGCCGACCAGCAGGTGACCGTCAGCCTTGAAATCTTCGTAGCGTGTCTCTTCGCTCTTCCGGCGCTTCAACGCCTTGGGATGGGCGAATGCCCGGCTCAGCAGCAGCTTCCGCTTCGTGTGCTTGTCCCTGCCGCAGAACGACAGGCCGAGCAGGTCATCCAATCCGCCGCCATCGATACCGACCGTGATCGCATCGCAACGGCTGATCATTCCGTCCAAGGTGATCCGCTTGTCCGCCTGCCCTTCCCAGAACTCGGCACCGGCCCAGCTGCCCTGGTGCAGCGCCACCCCGATCTGCACGTTGAGGTGCTGGGATGCCCAGCTGCGCAGCTCCGCCTCACTGGTACCGACCGCGTCGTCGAACTCCTCGACCATGCGCTCCAGGGTGATGGCCCGGCCGATGTTGGGGTTCAGCAGCGGCCACAGCTGCGGGTCCTTCCAGCGTTGATCCTTCGACTCCTGTACCTCCTGCGGGAACTCGAACAGCACCGGCAGCATCTTGCCGACCCGCTTTCCGTCGCGGATGTCGCGGGCCTTCTGCAGCTCATCGGCGAATACACCGACTGGCTGCTCGTCGCTCTGGGTGGTGATGAACCACAGGAACGCTTCCGGGTACGGCACCATGCCGCCGCGGATCTGTCGCAGTGCCTGCGGCGCCTTCGACTTCTTCGCGCAGACGTGCAGCTCGTCGATCAGCGCCCCGCCTGACACCTTGATGCCGGTCAGGACGCCGGGGTCAAACGTCATGATCTCCAGCGAGGCTTTCGTCTCGCGGTGGATGATCGTCTTCAGGTGGTGGCGGATGTGGAACTTGGCATCCAGCACCGGGTCCAGCTCAATCGCGCCGGCGGCGGCGTCGAACGCCAGCTGCGCCGTGTCCTGCACCGGTGCCGTCATCAGGAACGTTGCGCGCGGGCGCTTGTTCAGCAGCACCGCAGTGACCATGCCCAAGGCGCCGAACGTGGTCTTGGCGTTCTTCTTCGGTACCAGGGCGAACAGGTCGCGAATCTCGCGCCGCCCGGTCGCCGGGTCCACCGCACCGAACATGCAGCGGACCACCTCCTGGAACCACTCGCCACCTGCTTCGGCCACCGTCGGCGTGCCCGGCACATCGGCCAGCCGCAGACGGCCGAAGATGGCAGCAGCGCGCTCGGCCTGGTCGGTCCACAGCGGCAGGTTGCCGACCGGGACCTGCCCGGCCTGAAGACGCTCCCACCAGTCCCGGCAGGAGAGGTCCCAGCTCACTTACCCGCTGCCCGATGGATGGGAGTGACGTTCTCGCCCAGCAGGCCTTCCCACCCGGTACCAACTTCGGCCCCCACCGCCTTCGCGTTGGCCAGGGCCTTCTTCCCTTCCGGCTTCGGCGCTTCCGGCTCCTGCTGCTCGGGCGCTGCCGGCGCCACTTCAAACTCCGGGGAGTGCTGCAGGTACAGCCGGGCGGCCGACGTGTTGCCCTTCTTGGTTGCCGACCGGAAGGCCACCGCAAGGACCTCCATTCGCTTCAGGGACGCGCCCGAGGAAAGCTCGGTGGCGTAGTGCTTGCGCAGGGTTGGGATGGTGATGCCCAGCGCGTTGGCGATCTCTTCGTGCCGCATGCCGCCACCGGCAGCGACGGCAACCTTCAGCTGCGTGGCCTTGGTCGGCTTGTGTGCGGGTCGTGCCATGTCGGGTCAGCCGTTAATTGCTGCGGAAAGCGCTCCGGTGAAATCTCCGGGGCGAGAAAAAAACCTCTGAATGAGTGGGCGGCGGGTGTCCGACCCCTCGACCGAAAAATCGAAGTCACCCCCCCGTTCATGTTTCACGTTCATGTTCGTCATTCATGTTCCACGGTTTCGCCGTTCAGCTTCGCGTTCACCCTGTTGGGTTCCACACTCACCGCCTTGCGGCTCCACGTCGTGCCTCTGCTTGGGTCTTCAGCCCATGGCATTCGGTGCAGATGGCCTGCAGGTTCGTGTCGTCGTCGCTGCCGCCTTCGGCCACGTTGACGATGTGATCCACCTCAGTGGCTTCCGTGATCCTTCCCTGATGCTTGCAGGGCTGGCACAGGTACTGGTCGCGCTGCATGACGGAATCCCTCTTCCTGCGCCAGGGCCTGCCGCCTCTTCCCTTCCCGTACGTCGGCACCACCGGTGCGGTGGGCTTCAGCCTGCTGGGTGCGCTGGCGATGCGCGGGGCCAGCGTGGTGACGCGAGCCATCAGCCCAAGCTCTGCGACTGGTCACGCTCGCCGGGCACTAGCTCACCGTCCAAGCTGCGGGTCTGCTCGTCCTGCTCTTCCTCACCCTCGGCAGCCAGCGCATCGATGAGGGCGTCCACCTTTCCCTCGACACGGGCGGTGGCCAGGCGCTGCTCTTCCTGCTGCTGCTCGATGCGGCGCAGGCGGTCGGCGAGGCTCACGGCGTCACCTCGGCACGGTCTGCTGCGATGACGGCTTGGCTGGCGCGGACGTGGTCGTCTGCGTCTCGGCCGACTTGAACAACAGCTCCCGCAACCTCTGCTCGTAGTTCGGCGTGCGCATCACGTTCGATGGTGCCGGCGACAGCTTGGGACAGGAGGCTGGTGCTGCAGGTGGCGAGGTCGTCGCGCAGCTGGAGGTTGCCAGTGCGCAGGTCAGCCACAACAGCAGCAGGGACGGCCTCGGCCGCAGTCCGGTCTTCTTCATGCTTGGCTCCGATGGTGGCCAGCGCTGCGGCCTGGTTGTGCTCGGTGGCACGGGTCTGGTTGACCTGCTGCACCTGGGCGGCACTGGCGCTGGCCTGCTGCCGGGCTTCAGTGCCCTCGGCGCGATCGCCGCGCCACGCCCAACCAGCACCGAACATGGCAGCCGACCACACCACGAAGGACAGGACCGCGATCAGGGTCCGGTTCATGCGGTCACCATGTGGAGCCACGGCTTCACCAACTCCCACAGCCAGGGAATTAGCCAGAACAGAATGGCCATCAGTGCGGCTCCAGCAGCCACGGCCAGCACCAGCCCGAACGCAAAGGCGTTTCCAATACCGTCGTACATGTCAGGCTCCTGCGCCGCGGCGACCAATGTTGAAGTAGAACTGGATGATTCCGCCCATGGCTGTGTTCAGCCCGCCGATGAGCATGAGGAAGGCGTCCTTGTTCCCCTCCGGGATGGCCACCGCCAGCATGGCGGCCATGCCCATGCCGATCAGGAACAGGATCAGAATCGCGATGCCGGCCCTGGCCGCGCCCACGTTGCGTGTTGCGAAGGTCATGCGGCACCTGCCAGTGCGTGGATTTCCTCCAGCGCCCAGTGATAGAGCTGCTGGTCGACGATGGTCACACGGGTGAGGCGCTTGCCCCGCACGACCTTGATGGCAACCTGGGTGGACTGCTGGACCGCCAGCAGCACAAAGGCGATGCGCTGCTTGGTCGGGTCCGGCTCCTGCAGCACCGCCAGCGCGTCGCTCACCATCTCGCGGATGGCGGTCAGCAGCTCGGCGGTAGGGTTCTTGGCCTTGCGGCTCTCCAGCACCACCAGCACGCCCTGCAGCTGGCTGACCGGCGAGAGCTTGGCCGCCCTGGCCTTGGCCGCCGGCATCAGTTGTCCTTGGCGGCGTACCGCAGGTTGCCGGCCACGCGCCGGGTCCAGCCGCGTCCGAAGGCGTCGAACGTACCCAGCTTGGCGTAGAACTCCAGGCGCTCAGCGTTGAACAGCAGCACCAGGTCGGCGGGGTCGGCTGCAGCCACCGCGGCCATGGTACGGGGGCCGATGATCCCATCGTCCGCCACGCCGGCAGCCCGTTGGATCCAGCGGACGGCGTTGCCGATGCCGTGGTTGACCGCTGCGTCCAGTGCTTGGAAGGCGAAGGCCTTCGGCAGCTGGTCGCCGCTCACCCGCTGCCAGAAGTCCCGGCGGTAGATGGCCACGGCGTCCGGCCGGGTCAGCGCCCGGATGTTGAGCTGCGGATACGACCGCTTGCTGATGCCCCACTGGGTCTCGCCGCCCGGGTCACGCGGGTCGTTGACGTAGCCGCCCTCATGGGCCAGCACCCGGTCGATGATCTGGTCGAACTGGCTCATAGGGGTTTTCCGAAAAGGTGCCCGCCACCGCAGCCCGGAATTTCAGGGCGGTGTGGTGTGTCCGGTAAGGGTTGACGGGCGTAGGTGGTTGCGGGGCCCGGATTCGAACCGGGGGCTTCCGGGTTATGAGCCCGGCGGCTTAGACCACTAGCCCACGCCCGCAGTAAACAAGGTCTTGGAAACGCAGAAGCCCCGGCGTTGGCCAGGGCTCCAGGGGGGACTTCTCGAATGGTGCCAAGTTTCTAGGCCACATTGTCTAGACGCAACACCTTGCACAACGACCGGATCGCGTCGAGGCTCATGTGCTTCCAGCGCGTTTCGCTTACACCGAAGTGCTTGATGACCAGCGCCGTAGCATCCTTCATGGCTTGCTTGTGCACGGGGTCCGACAGATTCATGCGAAACCACTCGCCTTGCGTGTGATAGGCGCGGAGCTGATCGTGGAACAAGGCTTCAGCCAACCGAGCACCGCGAGGCAGGTCCAGGTAGGCAACATCGGTGATCGGCATCGGGCAACCGGTTTGCACGGCGCTCACCCGTGCTGCCAGGTCGCTGGTAACCCCGATTTTGCAGAAGCTTTCACCACAGCAAGCGTCTGCGATCATCATGTAAACGCGCATCTTCATGCTGCCTTCTCCTTTGAAAGTTGCCCCATCACGAACGCTTTAGCGATGGCAAGATAGTCGTAGTAGGTAGGCCGCTTGATGTCGATCCCGGCGCGGCGCAGGTTCTGTAGCTTCAACTCCATCGGCGCCGACTTCAGGAAGTACTCGCACCGCAACGTTCGGCCCGGCCGCACGTACCCATACGACTCCATCGCCAGCACCGCCGACTGAACCTCATCGCCTGGCGTGTTGATGAGGATGCCGCGATATCCACCGGTACCAGGCACAAACCCCTGATGCTCGATCAGGGATTGAAGCAGGTTCCGACTGGAGTAGCCGATGTGCTCATACCTGCCGCCGCCGTACTCCTCCGCCCACTGGATCAGGCGCGCTTCGAGCTGTTTCTTATCCATCGCGCATCCCCTTCAGTACGTTCTCGTCGAATCGGAACACCGGCAGCAGCCCGTCGGTGTCGCAGCTCCCCTGCCGGTCCGGACTGCGCTGGCAGTGCGCCGGGCTGCTGCCGCGCTCGCGCATGGTGCAGACGGCGCACACGCCGTGCCGGCGCAGGTAGGCGTTGTATCGCTTCCGCGTACGGGCCTCAGCTGTGGTCATGCGCCACCCCTCAGCAGGCTGTAGCCGTACAGGCCGATCAGCAGCGCATCGGCTCGGCCGTTGTCCTTCTTCCGCTGCAACTGCACCGCCGCTGCCGGGAAGCGCTGGATCGCCAGCACGCGGCCAGCGTCCTTGCCCTTTCCCGACAGGTCGAAGCGCCGCTTCCACACCGACGGCTGCACCAGCACCAGGTGCATGCCGAGCAGCCGCACGGTCGCCTTCAACTGGCCAAATCCCTCTGCAAGGTTGTGCCTGGCCACGGAACCCTCGATGGCCTTTCCCTCGTCGTTCCGCATCGGCCGGGCGTGGATCCGCTCCAGCGCCACGGCAATCACTGCACCAGGGTTGGCGTCTCGCTGCTGCCGGAGGAAAGCGGCGACGGCGCGCGCGTCCACTTCCCCGTCCATCACAGGCATGTCGACCATCGGGCCGGGCTCGCCGTCCAGCAGCGTCACGATGGCGCCCGTCAGGCCGGGGTCAATACCGAAAGTCAGTCGGCTCGCCATGGGCTGCCCTCCTTCATGTGCTTTTCGATCAGGGTGTTCTGCAGGTCCAGCAGGTAGTCGTCGCTGCCAATCTCCTGGCGGAACTTGCGGGGTTGGCGGGCGTAGGACGGACCAAACAGCTCCTCGCAGCGTGCGGCCGACCATCCGCAGAACGGCTCGCCACGGTGGGACCATGGGTTCAGGCCGATAGTGAAGTCGTGACCCCGGCGCTTGGCGCCGTGCTTACCGCCGACCGTGAGGTGATGCACCTCGGCGGGGATCGGCATGTCTCCCAGGTCGATCCCCAGGCTGTGGGCAACGATGCAGCCGATCTCGGCGATAGCGTCCATACGCTGCCGCTGAGCGGCCGTAGGGTTGCCCGTTGAGCGGCCGCGCTTCATGCTTTCCTCCAATGACACAGGGGGCTGGCATGGATTGCGGATGGATTGGCTGGTGCGTGATGAAGCCCGAAGTGCAGGCTGCATGGGTTCAGGCGGTTGGCAGTGTGCTTGCGATCATTGCCGCGATTGTCATTGCGTGGTGGCAGCAGCGGGCTTCGCGCCGAGACCTGGCAGAGCGGGACTATCGGGACAAGATTGGTAGGCACGTCCGAGCCAATCGAATCCTCGACCGCTTTGATCGGCTGATCTCCAAGCAGATCGAAGAAGCGCAGGGATACCGCGGGGCCTATCGGTCCGGAAGCATGCAGGTCCTTCGCGTTCCAGACGATCTGAGGGATCTGGAGAGCGAGATGCACCTCCTCGACAACCGCGCTGGCGGACCAGGCTTCACCGCGATCAACCTGTTTGAGGAAGCGCAGGACCTTATCCGAAATGGCTCCTTGGCTATAACCGACAACGACCAGTTCATCGAAACATTGGTGTTCGCTCAGAAGGAATGCCGAGACGCCAGCGAGCGAGTTGAAGCTTTCCTCAGCACTTTGTCGGAATGAACGTTCCATCACGCCACCCTCCTGTTCTGCCCAGCCATTTCCCAGAACTCCGCGCGCACGTCGTCGATCATCACGTGGGTGTAGTGCCGGCCGATGTGCTCGGTGATTCCATCGAACAGGACCTGGAATCGGTCCTGTTCCATTTCGTCGAACGACAGGCTCTCGGCCTGCTTCACCATCAGGCGGCCGACGCCGTGGACATCGATCTCCATTTCCTCGCAGCAGGTGCCGGACTCGCGCTGTAGACGCTTCACAGCGTCGTGGCTGCCGAGCTGTTCCCACCCCTCGACGTTGTCGACCATCAGCTGGCCGATCTTGTGCACCAGGCGATGCTGCCAGCCCTCGCGCGGCTGCTTCAGTTCCGCGCGCACCTCGCGACCCACCTTGAATTTGCGCTCTCGCAGCAGGCGCTGGTCTACCTCATGTGCCGGAACCAGTGCGCCGACCAGTTCACCGGTTGCCGGATCAATCAGCTTGGTCACGACCATGTAGATCGGGCGGCGCGCGCGCTTGGCGCGGATCTTCTTCGCTGCAGCGGTCTGGGTCATTCCTGGTCACCTCTCGGCAATGCAGCAGCGAGTCCTCGGCGAGCCCTCGGCGCGGAGCCAGCAGGCGGTGCCGAGGCGCTGGTCTGCTTCGGCTCCCACCATTCGGGGAGGTTGGAGAACCTGAAGTAGCTCGGTTCGTAGGACACGCGGGCCATGCCCGGGGCGCCGTCGCGCTGGATGGCTACGATCAGCTCAGCGGTACCAGCCCAGCGACTGTCGGGGTGATAGATCTCGTCGCGGTAGATGAAGATCACCGCGTCGGCGTCCTGCTCAATGGAACCAGAGTCGCGGAGGTCGGCCACGATCGGGCGCTTGTCTCCGGTGCGCTTCTCCAGGTCGCGGTTAAGCTGGCTCAGCAGCAGCACGGCGATGTCCAGCTCGCTGGCCAGCAGCTTCAGCGCACGGGTGATGTCGCCGATTCCGGCAGAGCGGTTATCACCAGACACGTGCATCAGCTGCAGGTAGTCGATTACCACCAGGGCGAGGTTCGGGTCCTGCGCCTTCATACGGCGGACCTGGGCGCACACGTGCTGCACCTTCGCAATGCGGGGGCGGCTGATGCGCAGAGACGCCTCGCCGATCTTGCGGGTCCAGTGGGTGACGTTCTGCCAGTCCGCCTCGTCCAGCCGACCGCTGCGCAGCTTGCCTCCGCTTATGCCGGCAAGGTTGGCCAGCATGCGCTTGCCCAACTCTTCCGGCTTCATCTCGAAGCTGAAGAACGCCACGGATCGGCGCGCGCGCAGTGCCACCTGCTCCGCAATGTTCTGCGCCAGGGTCGTCTTGCCCATCTTGGGACGTGCAGCCAGCACGTACAGGCGCCCGGCCTGCAGCCCGTCCAGCAGGTTGTCCAATTCCTCCATGCTGGTCGACAGGCCGGTGATGCCGGCATCGCTGTTGGACGCAATCGACAGCTGGTCGAACACGCGGGCCATCACCGGCGCGACCGGCTCCAGATCGCAGGGCTCGTTGTCCAGCAGGCCACCGATGCGGCTCTGGGCGTTTCCCACCAGGTCCAACGCGCTGCGACCCTCCGGGCTGTAGGCCGCATCGATCAGGTCGTGCCCGGCATCGATCAGCGCACGCAGCTTGGCCTTCTCGGCCACGATCTCGGCATAGGCCCGAACGTTCGCTGCCGACGGCGTGTTGTTGGCCAGCTCGATGATGTAGGCACCGTCGCCCACCAGATCCAGCTGGCCGGCGGCCTCGAACCATTCGCCGATGGTCACAGCATCGAAAGGCTGCCGCTTCTCGGCCAGCTGCAGGATGCAGCGCCACAGCAGCTGGTGATCACGGCGGTAGAAGTCCGCCTCGGCCAGCACGTCCTGCACCTCGACCAGCGCACGGTTGATCAGCATCAGGCCGCCCAGCACGGCTTGCTCGGCCTCGACGCTGTGCGGCGGCAGCCGCAGTGCCTGCTGGTCGCCGTACAGGCCCGACAGTCGGCTCACTTCGTCGCGGGCGGCGTTCATGCAGCCTCCGACAGGGCGCGGTCGGCCAGCTTGGCGATCACGCTTTCGCGCAGCAGGTACTCGAAGTCCGGTTTCCAGTTCTCATGGCCGGGGCCACCTGGCTGCCTGCCAGCGTGGAAGTCGTCCTCGGCGGCCGTCTCGAAGTACAGCTGCCAGAACTGGGGGGTGACCTTCTCGCTGCCGAACAGCCGAACGCACAGTTGGCGAACAGTCGGCAGCGCCTTCTCCACGGCCTTCACGCGAGGCTTGTTCAGCACAGTGCAGGCGGGCAGCAGGCCTTCCGGCTTGGCCATGATCGCGTTGTACGCGGTCTGCGCATCCTGGGCGATCTGCTGGATCCGGGCGGTCTTCCGCTGCTTTGGGTCCAGCACCTGGACCTGCGCGTCGGCGCCGCCGTCGAGGGTCAGCGCCGAAGGTGCGGACGAATCCGAGCGAAGCGAGGATAGATCTTCTCCATTCCCTTCCTCTCCTCTCCCCTCCTCTCCCTTCCCTTCCGGGGGTGAGGCCTCGTCGAGCCCTCGTCGAGCATCATCCGAGAAGGGAGGATGTTTGTAGGTAGGGCGGTCAATTTTCTGGTGTTTCCTCCAACCGGTGACGTGCAGATACTGCTTGTCACCGTTGGCGTAGAAGGCAATCAGAGAATTCGACGACAGCTCGTCGAGCATTCGCTGAACATCCGACGAGGAAATATCGTCACCGGGGAAGATTTCGGCCTTCACGGTCTTGGCGCTGGCAACATGGTTCCCGCCGTCGTCGCAGAAATTCCACAGACCGATGAAGAGCAGACGAGCCATCGGCGAGCACTCCATCACCTGCTCGCTGGACCAGAACTCGGGCTTGATCGAACGGATGCGGGCCATCACGCACCCCGCAGCAGTTGCAGGCAGCCGGCGATGTGCCAGCGCTGCCGGACGAGCCAGATGGCATGGGCGATGGAATCGTGTTGGCGCTTCATGCCACCGTCCTCGCTGCGACGTGCGCACGCTGGGCAAGGTCTGCAGCGTCGGCCTGGATGGATGCGCAGAGGCGCCCGATCTCGCTGGCTTCGTTCTGCGAGATCTTCCCGTCCTCAAGCGACTCGGATACAGCCTGTGCGAGGTTGCCCTGACGCGCAGCCACTGCCAGCAGCGCCGTCACCACGCTGCCGCCCGGCGAGCCCTCAGTGCGGCGCAGGACATAGCCATGCTCGGCGGCCAGTGCGTGCAGAATCCGGTCGTCACCCGTCACGCCCATGATCTCGCTGGCTTCGGCCAGGGTCAGGTGATGCGTGTTGTTGTTCGGGTTGACCTTGTTGCGCAGCACCGCGGCGGACATGCCGATGCGGACGGCCAGCGCTTCACTACCACCGGGGTAGTCCTTCACGGTCTTGTGTGCGGCGTCTGTGATGTTCATGGGCGGTCTCGGTGAACGTGGTTTGCGTTACGACGCCGGCGCAAGATGCGCGGCATGGAGAAGCGAGCGAAGAAGGAAGAAAGGCTGCTGTGGGCGCCGAACGTGGTTCGACTGGTGCACATGGGCGGTAGGTCGTACGCGGTGCGGAGGATCAAAGGCCGGGATGTGGTGCGGTGCCTGCGCCAGCCCCGCCGAACGCCACGGATGGCGCTGGGGGAAGTGGTGCCCTTCCCGTGCGGCGGGCACTGAGGTGGCCATGTCAGGCAACAGCCCCGGCATCTGGGGTCGACTCCTCCGACGGCCATATGTCGGGGCGGAGCTCGTTGAGGGAGACGAAGCCAGCGCTTTGAAGATGGAGCTGGCGCACCAGCCCACCATCAAAACGCTGCCCAACGCTCAGGGCCTTTCGCAGGTATCCGATGGAAGTTCCGGCGCGCTTGGCGTATTCCGCCTGGTCAGCCGGGCTCAACGTCGACAGGTAGGTTCGAAGGGTGTCCATACATACGAAATTACCATATGGTAAAGACATGTCAATACCGTTTGGTAAATTACCCTTCGGTAACAGAAACTTCGCCCATGAAGACCGACAGCCTGACCGTTGCAACCCGGCGCCGCCGCCTGCGTGAGTGGATAGACCAGCATCACGGGGGCAGCCAGGCAGCGTTCGTCAGCGCAACCGGAATCAACCAGGGTGAGCTATCTGGGCTGCTGAGAGACAAGTCGTTCGGGGAGAAGAAGGCCGCCGCAATAGAGACAGCGGCATCTATGCCATCTGGCTACCTGTCGGGCATCGAAGGTGGTGCCGTGGCCGTCGCAGCCCCTGCGATCTCATCTGATTACGTTCGCGTGGAACAAATCGACGCGGAGGCGCAGATGGGAAGCATGGGACGCGTTAACGAGGATTTCCCGGAAGTCATCCGCGCGATGGACTTCGCGCCAACCTACATCCGGTCCGTGGTCGGCTTCATGCCACCGCCTGGGCGGCTGAAGCTCGTTACCGGGGTTGGCGATTCAATGTCCCCGAAGATCAAGCCTGGGGAGATGGTCCTGGTCGATACAGGCTGCAACGAGTTTGTGGGCGATGGCCTGTACCTGATCAACACTGGGTACGGCCAGCAGATCAAGGCCCTGCAGGCGCAGCCGGACGGTCTATGGGCTCGGAGCGCCGACCAAGTGCTGTACCCGCCCTTCAGGCTCACTGATGAAGCGATCATCGGCGGCAGGGTCTATCTGATCCAGCATTTAGAACGCGTTGCATAGAAGGCAAGGAGCGGGAAAATCCCCGCTCTATTGTCAGTTCTCGCGCGTCAGCCGCAGATTCCCATCGGATGGGAGCAGCACCCTGTAAGCCTGCCGCTCGCCCTGCCCAAGGGTAAGGTTCTGAGAAGTAGAGATGTTGGCGCAGAGCCCACCGCCGGTCTCTAGCTTCAGGAAGTACGCCCCGGGTTGAACATGGAGCGTTGCTGCTTCGCCTTGGCGAAGAGCGAGAACCTTGTGGTTGTTGAGCAGAATGTCGTGCGAGCAGCCAGAACCGAAGTACCCCTTGTCACGCGCGATATAAATCGACGCGGTCCGATCAGGCGCGGTCTGCAGATACTCCGGTGCATACACGCGATCGGCTGGAACAACCTTGCCCTGCCCATCAGCAACTGGAACAGTCGAACAGCCGGCCATGAGCATCACGCATCCGAACGAAAGCAGTCTTGGTTTCCTCATCGGTTCCCCCTTTCAATTTGTTTGAAGTCTAGCTGAAGTGCCCATGCGCGGCCGGGGACAGCCGGTTCTGAACGCCTTCACCAAAAATATTTACCATTTGGTATTGACACCACATTACCGTCTGGTAATTTAGCCCCGTCGGCCCACCCGGGCCCTCCAGACGGGGCTCTACATGTTCGAGAACCTGCCAAGGAACACAACGCGGTCCGGCTACCTGGGGCTGCGGTCGCACCTTCGCTGCCAGGACGATTGCCGGGAAGAGCGCGGCCTGCCTCTGCATCCGGTCAACGGCTGGGCCACCTGCCCGGACTGTGACGGTACCGGCGAGCACGCCCACAACGACAGCGGCACCGGTGATCCTCAGCGGGATTCGGGCGTGCCCTGCTCTCGCTGCAACGGCGAAGGCGAACTGGCCGACGGCCTGATCGACCCGCTGCTGCTGGTGGCGAAGTACCGCAAGGGTCGCTTCGGCTGGGCCATGAGCGAGCGCCGCGCCGCCGACCGCCGGCACAACTACGCCCTGTATCGCCTGCGCGCTATGCGCCCCTGCAGCGGCCTGCTGGAGGCCGACATGCTGGCCCGGGTGCAGATGTGCGCCACCGACACCGACCGCGCCTTGAAGGCCATGCAGGTGGCGGCATGAGCGCCGTCCTCCTCCACTTCCCCTACCGCCGTGTGCGCGCCGCTGCAGTCGCTGAGGCGGTCCGCCGTGCGGCTGTGCGTCTCGGCTACCACCAGCACCACGCAGATGACGCTGCTGCCATGGCCCGCCGTGACTTCCTCAGCGGCCGCCGCAGCGCCGCAGCAGCCATCAGCGAGATGAACGACCTGCTGCGCACCGCGATGCGGGCAATCCGCGCGGGCGAAGGCGGCGGGGCATGAGGGCGCGCACCCACAGCGCTCGGTCGGCGTTCTTGCTGGCCCTGGTGGTGGCTATGTCGCTGCCCAAGGCCGACCGCAGCCCAGCCGAGCCCCACCCAGCCAAGCACCGCTGGCTGATCACCACCAGCGTGCGCGGCTGACCGCTCCCCCTTCCCGCCGGCGCGGCCGGCTCCTACGAGAGGCACCACCGATGTTCCAACTCGATCAACACGATGCGGTGTTCTCGCATCTGAACCTGCGGAAGGAAAAGCACGGCGACGAAGACGCAGCCGCTGCCGACCTGAAGTTCACCCTGACCGCCCAGAACACGATCCTCGACACGATCGACCCGAACATCGTCCGCGCGTTCTGGAAGAAGGCCGAGAAGGGCCAGCAGCAGTCGCTGCCGATGGAAGGCAGCACCGACCTGGTGGCGCTGAACCTGCCGCTGCTGGGCGAGCAGGACATCACCGGCAAGTTCGAAGGCTACGAGCTGAACATCGGCTCCCTGATGGACCACATCGAGCCGGTGTTTTTCGCCGATGCCAAGGTGAAAAAGATCACCTGGAAGCCGCTCGAAGGCGGCAGCGTGGCCATGGGCTTCACCGTCTCGGTGCTGCTGGACGAGAACGAAGACGCCGAGCTGATCTCTGCATGGCGCCGCGGTGATGTGCGCCTGACCCTCACGCCGCCCAGCGCTCCTGCGCAGCAGGAAGACCTGGCCGCGTAACGCATTCCCCCGCCCTTACGGGCCCCGCGCCGGCCGGGATTCCGCGACGCCGGCTTCTATTCCAACACCACGCCTACGGGAGTTCTAACCATGGCACTTCGCATCATCCGTTCGACGGAGCCGATCACCGTCACCCGCCTCAACGTCTGCATCTATGCGGCCCCCGGCCTCGGCAAGACGTCCATTTCCTTCACCGCCGACAAGCCGCTGCTGCTGGACTTCGACCGCGGCGCGCACCGCTCGGCGAACCGCAAGGACACCGTGCAGGTGGAGCGCTGGGAAGACGTGGCGCACATCACTGCCGACGACCTGGCCGACTTCAACACGGTGGTGGTGGACACCGCCGGGCGCGCGCTCGACACGCTGACGCCGGACATCATCCGCCGCAATCCGAAGATGGGCCGGGGCGGCTCGCTGACCCTGCAGGGCTTCGGCCAGCTGAAAGCCGAGTTTGTCGCGTGGCTGAAGCACCTCAATAGCCTGGGCAAGGACGTCGTGCTGATCGCCCACATGGACGAGCAGCGCAACGGCGACGAGATCATCGAGCGGCTGGACGTCCAGGGCGGTAGCAAGGGCGAGATCTACAAGGCGGCGGATGCCATGGGCAGGCTGTCGATCCGCGACGGCAAGCGCATGCTCAACTTCAGCCCGACCGATGCTGCCTTCGGCAAGAACCCGGGCCAGCTGGAACCGCTGGAAGTGCCGCACCCGGAGCGTGATCCGACGTTCTTGGCTGCCGTGATCCAGCAGATCAAGGACCGGCTCAACGCCATGACCGAGGAACAGCGCGAAGCGCAGGCCGTGCTGGAGAAGTGGCGCGATCGCACCACTGCTGCCGAGGACGTTGCCGCGATCAATGCGTTGCTGCCGGAGGCAAAGGGCGGCTCGCAGGCAATGAAGGTGCTGCTGAACGACCGTGCCGCCGCGCTCGGCCTGACCTTCGACAGCAAGGCCGGCCAGTACGCCGCGCCGAAGGCAGCCTGACCGTGCTGGCCCGCGTGTCCAACATCGAGGCGTTCCGGAAATGGCGGGACGCCGACGACCAGCCGGTGGCAGACCTGGTGCGCTACATCACCGTGGATCAGCCCACCAAGGCGATGCTGGCCGGTACCGCGTTCCACGATGCTCTGGAACACGCGGTGCCGGGCGACTACGACGTGCTGCAGGCGATGCACCACACGTTCCACCTACCGGACTGCGAGCTGGTGCTGCCGACGATCCGCGAGGTTCGCGGCTACGGCGAGTACGGTGGCCTGACCGTGACCGGCAAGGTGGATTGCCTGGACGGCAAGCGCGTGGACGACCACAAGACCACCAGCCGGTTCGATGCCGAGCGGTATCTGGCCGGCTACCAGTGGCGGTTCTACCTGGATCTGTTCGGCGCCGATGTCTTCCGCTGGAACGTGTTCGAACTGAAGGAAGTAGGGGAACTGGAGTACCGCGTGTCGCCGCCGCAGTTGCTGGAGGTCACCCGCTACCCGGGCCTGCACGACGACTGCATGCTGCTGGCGCTGGACTATCTGGCCTTCGCGCAGGAGCACCTGCCGGCTGGCCACGGCATTGAGGTGGCGGCCTGATGGACGTGACGATCTACCCGAGCCACGCCAAATGCCTGCGCCGTGCCGGCCTCGCGCGCGCCCAGCTGTACGCCCACGTGATCGAGGGCAAGCGCTACACCACCGCACAGGTGGCCGAGATCCTGGGCATCTCCAACGATGCCGCATACGAGCGGATCAAGCGCCGGGCCCACCCGCTCACCTGGGCAAGCCTGATGAAGGTGGGCCGGCCATGAAGACCTGCACGAAGTGCGCGGCCCGACTGCCGCTGCGGTTCTTCCCGCTGGTCAACGGCAAGCGCCAGGCCGACTGCGCGCCCTGCCGAAACGCCGACCGCCGCCTGCGCGATCCACTGCGCACCCTGCACCGCGACCAGGTGCAGGTGCTGCTCAACAACACCTTCAACCTGTGGCACGGGCCTGTGCGCCGCGTGCCGCTTCGGAGCCACGCATGAGCAACGACACCCCCTCTCAGAAGGTCACAGCCGCGGCCCGCGCACTGTGCCGTCGCGCCTCGGAAGCTTGCAATGTCGACTTCGAGGACAACTGGAAAATCTACGGGCACGAGTTCATCAAGGACGCGGAGGCAGCGCTGGCGGCTGCCGGCGTGATCGCGGTGGCCAGCCATGGGTGAGTACGCCGACATGATGATCGACGGCGACGTGTGCGAGGGCTGCGGCGTCAACCTCCCGGGTTGTGGCCAAGGATTCGCCCGCTACTGCCGCCACTGCCAGCCGACCAAGGCAGAACGCAAGGCCGAGAACATCGCACGCCACACCGCCGAGCAGGCCCGCAAGAAGAAGGTGCCCTGCCCCACCTGCGGCCGTCGCGTGCGCCAGATCGGCATGGCCGATCACCAGCGCGATGCCCATGGGGTGAAGCCATGACCCACCACCGCTACGACCGCCGGCTGCCGAAGCGCACCGAAGGGTTCGCCTGGGGCCGGACCATCGACAAGGTGATGGGCGGCCACGCCCTCACCTATCGCCTGTTCCGCCGCGACCTGCGCGGCGCGCTGCACATCAGCACGCTGCAGTTCTCCCTCTCCGACCACCGCCGGCACATCGCGCTGCAGCTACTGATCGCACGCCGCCAGCTGCGCGAGAAGGTCGACGCCATCGGCTATGCCCTGATCGAGGCCGAACAGGCCGACCAACTGCAGGAGGTTGCATGACCAGCATCCACGTACAGCCGACCTTCGACCTGGCCACGCAGGCCGAGAAGAACCGCCAGCGGCAGGAGATCGCCGACGACGTGGCGCAGTTCCTGCGCTCCGGCGGCAAGGTCCAGAAGCTCGGCAACAGCCCCATCGACCGATCCACCATCACCCGCCGCGAGGTGGTCGAGGGTGGCCACGGCCGCCGCACCGCGAACAAGGGAGCACGCGCATGACCACCGACAAGACCCTGGCGACCGCGAAGCACGGCGGATGCGTGCAGTTGGGCACCTCGGAGCGCGAGCGGTTTGAGGCGTGGGCAAAATCCCGCGATCCTGATTTTTGCATCTACCGGGATGGTTCATACCCTTTCGAGTGGCAAGGTCAATGGGAAGCCTGGCAGGCCGCCCAGCCCTCCCCGGGTGGTCAGGGGGATGTGCTGGCAATCATCGAAGAATTCATCCAGTGCGCGACGCTAGGCCGCCCGCACGGCAAGCTGATCGCTCAGGCAAAGGACTACCTCGCCGCCCGCCAGCCGGTGGATGTGTTCGTTGCATACGAGACATGGCCTGATGATCTGAAAGCGAAGCTTTCGGTACATGACCTGCGCCGGATGAATGGTTGGTCCCCACGCACATCCGCTGGTGAATGGAGGATCGACACGTCTGCTGGTGGCCCGATCTTGGTTTACAAGGGTTGCAGCGTGATCGAAGGCGAGGATGCAAGATATATTCTGTCGTTGATAGCGAAAGACGCCCGCCAGCCGGTGGCCGAGTATCAGTACCGATTCTGGAACGACGAAATGCCGGGCTGGTCAAGCTGGCAGCCGATTTCCAAAAGCGATTACGAGCGCGAGCTTGTCGAACCGTTTGAGGGTCGGGAAGTGCGGGCGCTATACGCCGCCCCGCCCGCGCAGGCCGTGGACCTGGGGCCGGAAGATCGCGCGATGCTGGCACGTTGCCTTCGCTACTGTCGGGACGTGGCAGTGGACGATGGGAGCGGCGCGGAAATCGACCGTCTGCTGGCCCTGATCGACAACCAGGCGGTGGGCAAATGAGCCAGACCCGCCTGCAATCGTTCCTCGAGGCGAATGTCAGCACAGCCATTGGATTCGGAATCTCTTGGCTCGCTACCCCGTTCGTTTTCGCCGCCTTTGGGTTCACCGTCGGCGCCGCCAAGGCGCTTGGCATCACCTTGGTCTTCACAGTGATTTCCATCATCCGCGGCTACGTCGTGCGCCGCTTCTTCAACCGCATCGAGGTGCGCCGATGATCCACGTCGGAGACTGCCGCGAGGTGCTGCCGGGCCTGGGAGCCGGGTTCGCAGACTGCTGCGTTACGGACCCGCCGTATGGCGACACGTCCCTGACCTGGGATTCGATCTGCCCAGGCTGGATCGAGCACGTCGCCCGCGCCTTGAAGCCGAACAGCTCAATCTGGGTGTTCGGGTCGATGCGGTTCCTTGCACCTCTCTTTTCCGAAATGGCCCAGCACGGTTACCGCTACTCGCAGGACGTGGTGTGGGAGAAGCAAAACGGGACCGGTTTCAACAACGACCGCTTCCGTCGTGTGCATGAGCATGCCGTGCTCTTCTATCGGGGGCCCTGGGCTGAGGTCTATCACGACGCCCAAGTGACCAACGATGCGCGCGCCCGTGTCGTGCGAAAGAAGGAGAAGCCCGCTCACTGGCATGGGGCCACGGGGTCGACCACCTACGTCTCCGAGGACGGCGGCCCGCGCCTGATGCGTAGCGTGCTGCACGTCCGCAACGAGCATTCCCGCGCAATCCATCCTACCCAGAAGCCCCTCGAGCTCCTGCTGCCGTTGATCCGGTACTCGTGCCCACCAGGTGGCGTGGTGCTGGACCCATTTGCCGGGAGCGGAAGCACAGGAGCCGCAGCAGCGATTGAGGGTAGGGACTCGGTTCTGATCGAGAAGGACCTGGCCACCGCGCAGGCTGCCACCCAGCGGCTCGATATGGAAGCTCCGCTCCTGAGAGGTGCCGCCCATGGCTGACCAGCTGCTCACCGCTGCAATGGAGAATGGAGGATCACGTGAATGAGCTGGCTCTTTTCGCAGGCGCTGGTTGCGGAATACTGGGAGGCCACTTGCTCGGGTGGCGCACAGTCTGCGCTGTCGAGTGGGAACCCTACCCCGCAAGCGTTCTTGCCCAGCGACAGAATGACGGACTTCTCCCGGCCTTCCCGATCTGGGATGACGTTCGCACCTTTGACGGACGCCCTTGGCGAGGGTCTGTTGACGTGGTTTCTGGAGGCTTCCCGTGCCAGGACATCAGCATCGCCGGCAGGGGCGACGGCCTGGACGGCGAGCGAAGCGGGCTGTGGTCGGAAATGGCCAGGATCGTTGGCGAAGTACAGCCACTATTCGTGTACGTGGAGAACAGCCCAATGCTCGCTTCTCGGGGACTCGGACGAGTTCTTGGAGACCTGGCCGCGCTGGGGTTCGATTCGGAATGGGGAGTTGTATCAGCAGCCGATACCGGTGCTCCGCACCTTCGCGAACGAATCTGGATTCTGGCCAACCGTTTGTGCCAGGGACTACCGGGGGATAGGTCGGAGCCGGCTGGAGCGGACTGGCAGCAAGTCGGGCGAGTGCCTTCCCCAGGCAATAGGTGGCCTACTGAACCCAACGTGGGCCGAGTGGCTCATGGGGTTGCCGGAAGGGTGGACCGAATTAAAGCCATTGGGAATGGGCAAGTTCCACGAGTGGCTGCAAGAGCATTCCGAGAATTACATGCCCGTCTTGGCCGCTGATGCCGCATGAGCACCGCCACCGAGCAGCTGCGCGCTGCGCTGGCCACGAACTGAGGGAGGACACCATGGCAGACAGCCCCTACCTGTCGCGGGACGATATCAAGGCCCTGTGCCGCACGCCGAGGCGCAAGGGCCAGGCTGAGTTTCTGCGCAACAACGGGATCCGACACTATCTGGACGCCCACGGGTGGCCAGTGGTGCTGTGGTCCGCGATCGAGGGCAAGCCTGAGCCGAAGACGCCGCCGGCGACCGACTGGAAACCGAACAAGGCAGCAGCGTAA